ATACATAGGAATTTGTTTTCCAGATTTTTTAGTGCCTTCTAATTCTTTTTCTTTTTTTGAAACTTCATCATTAACAACCATGCCTGGTGGTGTTAATTCTACGTCAGCATAGAAACCCGCTACTTGTTGTTTTCTTAAATCGTTTTCTGATAGTTTTAAAACGTGAATAATAGCTTCAGCTTCTGCTAAACTGTTTGCTGTGTAAGGTACAATTAAATCATCGGCAGGTACAAATTTAGATACTGCTCTGCCTAATAAATCATCGTAGTAAACTTTTTTAAATGTGGATCCTGCAAGAGGTAAATGAAATAACATTGAGTCAAACTCTGGCTCATATTCTGTCATCTGATCCATGATTTGATAGTTCATGAAATCTTTTACACGTTCAGCTTGTTGCTGCTTCCCAGGATTGTTAACCCCTAAGATCTGTGTTCTTACTGGGCCATCTGCTGGTAATAGCTCTTTGTATGCTGTAGCTTGAAACTGTGTAACAGCTTCTGCTAGCACAGGGTGCGTGGCACCTGAAGCTCCTTGAAATGGCTCCGTTCTATTTTCGTATTTAAATCCTAATAGGTCAAGTCCATCTGTGTAAGATTTTTCCCAATCTTTTCTAGACATCTTGTAATCCATGTAATTATTTTTTAATTCAGAACCTAGAGGTTCTAAAATATCTTCAGGTAAAATATCTGCTAGATTATCAAAATGTTTTTCTGTGCCAGGTATATTAATTGCACCTGGTTCAAAATCTATAGTCGCACCACCATCCTCTTCAGGAATAACTTCTACAGGTGCTTGTTCTTTTATTTCTTCCTTTATCTCGACCTCTTCGCCCGGAACTTTAATTTGGGTACGAGTGTTAGGAAGTCCTTTATCTATATCTGCCATTTAAACTCCTACGGTTTCTTAACATATTTTAATGCAGAAAACAAACCCTCTGGTCCATCTGGTGTGGGTCCTGATTCTGGGGCTACACCTGATGATTTACCTGCCATTTTCATAATACCACCCCCTGCTTTTTCTTGTCTGAAGTTATCTGCAAAGTACTCTGTTTTTATTTGATCATCTACTGCTTGTTTAAAATCGCTCACAGGAAATAAGCTCAAATCTATATTTGGGTCTTGTTTTAATAATTCTTGTTTTAGTGCATCTTCACTAACTCCTGGAAACTTTTGTTGCATCTCTGCAATTCTTGCCTCTCTTCTTAATCTGTCCGCATATTCGCCTTGTGCTAGAAACGGAGCTTTTCTTCTCCCACGCTCTGCCATAGCAAAGTCTTCACCTTTTGCAAATTCTTTTGCACGCTCTGCTTCAACATCAACCCTTAACTTTGGACCTAACGCTAAATTTAAAATAGATTCACCAAAAGCTTGTTTCATTGGCATGCCGGTTCCAATTGCTTTGTTTGCTATCATTCCACCTTCAATAGCCACTTCACCAGCTATTGCCGCTGGTCCTGCAATATTTTTTATAAACCTAGCTGCTTGCAAAGCTTTGCCTCCTACAGCCTTTGGTAAATTTTTAGTTTCTTCAATAACAGTGTTTGAAGTTTTAATTGGATCTTTTTCAATAGCTTTAGCACAATCTCCAGGCAAACCACCTTCAGCTAAACTGTTACATATTTTAATTTTTTTATATTTAGGTAAAGCGTTTACAGCCTTAACTAAATCATCAGCAATGTTTGGATTTTCTGCAAGTCTTTTTTTAAATTGTGAAACTATATCTCTTTTAGCTGTAGCTATTTGTTGAGTTAGGTTTGGCACATCTCTAGCTAAAGAACCAACAAATTTTCCTGTTTCTGGAACTCTAAATCTAGTTTTAATTTTTTTTAAGTTAGAATCAAACTCTTCCAAAGAAATATTTCCTGCTTTATAACTTTGATATTGTTTTTCTATGTACGTATTTTTATCAGCTAAAAGTAATTGTCCGTATTTAGATGGTTCAAATTCAACTAAAGCTTGATGATGAAAGTGTAGTGGATTATCAGTAAAACTTTTTTTAGAACCAGGAACGTTGTTTAAATAATTATATATCTGAGCATAAGATGGTGTTTTTCCATATTTAATAAAATAACTTTCTAAAACTTTAGGGCTAGTTGATATCTCTGATTTTGAAGCACTTATAAATTGTTGTACTTTTGGATCATCAGGGTGTTGTGCTATTGGAGTGTAGCCTCTGCTAATAGTATCTTTTGTTGAGGGACCATAAATTTGATTTAACCTATTATCTTTTATACCCACAACTTTTCCTTGTTTTCTTACAACTTCGTATGTTGGGTTTTCTACATCTTTTCTAGCTTGATGGTCAGCTGCTCTATACATAAAAGTTAAAGTTCTGTTTTTTTGATCTGTTCCAAAAGGTGTTAGTTGATAAGTATATTTACCAGAACCAACTGGGGGCTCATAAATTCCTAAAGTTATTTTATCAATTTTTTGTCTAGTTGTTTTAGGTAAATTTAAATATGTGTTTAAATCATACACTTTGCCTGTTGTTTTATCTATAGGTTGATTTTTAGTCCAAAAATCTATTTTAGGTTTATTAGATCTTTTTTTTGCGGCATCTTTTATATTTTTAAGTTTACTAGGGTCTCTGCCTGCAACATCAAGTTTTATTTCTGGGTTATCACTTAAAACTTTATCGATTACATTATCACTGGTTTTTAGTTGTTCTCTTACAATAGTTTTAGTTGGAAGTTTTTTATTTTGTTTTTGATACTCTGTTATAAAACTTTTTAAATTTTTTTTATTTAATTTTGTTTGGCTCTGTTGTCCAAAATCCCTTGGAGTTTCAAAAAACTTTTCTGCTTCTTTAGTAGCAGCTTCTAAAGCTTCGTTAGCAGTTTCATAGTCTCTTGAACCAAACTGCACCTGTATTTGTTTTCCTCCTCTTTTTCCTATAACTCTATAGTTGCCTCTTGCTTCATTCCATGTAACTCCTTTAGGTAGATTTGTTTTTTTAACCTTGCCCCCAAATCTAAAACCAAGCTCTCTTTCAATAAGCTCTTGTGATTCTTTTCCAAGATATTGTTTAATCTTTTCGTAGTTTATCTTTTTTCTTTTCTTAACTTCTTCTGGTGGTTTTCTTTTTGGTAAAACAGTTCTATTGGATACCGAACCACCGCCATTGAACCCTGAACGAGTTAGATAGGCCATCATCTCGTTGTAATGTTTTACTTTCATTATTCTCCTAATAGACCTGCTAGTCCGCCATCTGCAAAATCATCAGACTCGGGTAAATTAACTTTAGACTTACTTGTTTTTTGTTTTCCCACACCCGCAAACTCATCAAGATTCTCCGTGCCTGTATCTATACCTTCTTCAAAATCTTTTGTATAACTGCCATCTTGGTTTCCTCTGTATTTAACTTCGCCTTGATCAAATTCAGGAACTCTTTTACCTCTCATACTACTTGCAGGGTCATCGATAACATCTCCTTTTCTAAACTCATAACCTGCTTTCATACCTTGATCAGTTTCAAAATCTAATTGTATTCTATTACCTTCTCCTTCAACGGTTAGTTCTATGTCAGGTCTATCTGGGTGTTTGTATGTTGTTACATCACCAGTTTTTTTAACAAAATCTTTTTTAACTACTTGTCCTTCTCTTAAAATTTTTTCTACAAGTTTAGGGAAGTGTGCTGGCATATCTGCTGTTGGTGTTACGATAGGCGCTACGTTTTTTGCTACCTTTGTAGTCTTTGCAAGTTTACCCACAACAGGGAACGAAGCTAGTGCTGCCATAATTTTTAAGAACGTTCTTCTAGACATACCGCCATCAGCGAAGTTTTCTCTTGGCTCACCTAACATGTAAGCTAGACCACCGCCTTCTTTCTTTGTTCTTTTGTTAAAGTCTTCGAACATTTGTTTAAGTTTTTTTCTACCACCTTTGTCTTTTGGTGCTTTGCCTTTTTGAATAATGTCTTTGCCAAACTTCTTTTGTAATTTTTTTACAGCACTTACGATACCACCTTTTGCTTTCTTTGGTTTATTTAAAAATCTAGATTTAGTTAAAAACGAATACGCTTCGCTGTATATTTTAGAATAATCTTTTTGATCCATGTCAGTAGCATCTTGACCTTCTTTAATAAAACCTCTTCTCTCTGCAAGATCCGTTGCTAAAACATCAGCATCGTATTTTGTATCTTCACCTCTTACCATGACATTATCAAAAGATTCTAACAAATCATCTTTTACACCTTTTGGTATTTTAACAGGAACTCTTTTACCGCCTTGTATAATTGTTTGAGTTGGACTTTCTATGTAGGGTATTTCTCCCATACGAGTTTTCATGGTTAAGTCTTTACCACCTTCAATAACTTTAGGTTCAAAGCCTTTAAAATTATCTAATGGTGTTTTAAAACCAGAACCTTGAAGAGCGGCTTGATCGTCTGGGTTCAAGGGTATGTTTCTTCTCATCTTATCAAAAACTCTTTCAATACCTTGAGTAGCTTTTTGTCTGGCTGTGATATCAGCCATTTTCTTTTCTCTTATGTTTCTTAAAACTCCGTTTAAATCAGATTCTGATTTAATAACTTTATCTGCAGATACAGGATTATATCCCCCATCTTTAAGTTGTCTGAAAATCTTACGCATTGCATTTTGGATTTGATCGTCATTAGGTAAAGAAGTTACATTACCTTGTTTCGTTCTTAGGTGTTTGACTACAGCGCTGTAGATAATGTCATAAACTTTTTTCTTAGCCATTAATAATACGTCCTAGGTTTAGGGTCTTTGGGTTCGTCAATGTAATCTTCAGGGTGGCCGATTAGTCCGCCTTGTCTGAATCTCATAATGGCTTGTGTTGTAGAGTCCACAAGGTCGTCATGGTCACCGTTAGGAAAAGCTGCGCACTCTTCAATAACCTCCTCCGCAAATTTCTGATCTGGCGCCCATATCATTCCAGATTCGAAAAGAGGTGCTACGGCGTTTACTCTAGCATGTTTATCATTTCCCTTACTAGGTGTAAAGTTAATAACTGGGATGTTCATCTGCCTAAGCTCATAGGTCAGCGGTAGTCCTGATGCTTTGGCCTCGACAATGACAGACTCAGGTTTCCAATAATCGTATTGTTGTAAGGCTAATCGTCTAAGTTCTGGAAATTCGTATCTGCCTTTAATAGCGTCTAATAGTATAAGATTTGCTGCGCTGTCTTCGTTTGGATAGAAAATACCCCAGGTCGTAATCGCTGAATAGTCGGCTGTTTCTTTTTTTAAGAACGCTGTATCGTAAGATTGTATAACGTGGTGTAGAGCGGGTATATCTTCTTTGTCGTACACGTTCCACCATTCACGTTTCAAGATCGCACCTTCTTCGGACGTTGGCTGTTGCATCCACTGTGCATTCCATTTGCCCACGGGCAACGAAGCTTTGACCTTTTCCAATTCTTCTATGTTCCAATACTCTGGCCACACAGGTCCGTGGTCCATGATTGCCGGAAACTCGACCACGTGCCACTGATCAGACTTTGGTTCTTTTTGATTCGCAACTAA